CGAAGTGCATGTCGTCGGGGCGCTTGGTCCATTCGCCGCCCCATGCGACGACGCCACCGAGATCGGTGAGGATGCGGCGAATGGTGGCCTGCTGTGCCGACGTGAACGTGTTGAACTTGCCCATCGGGTGGTTGGGTGCGTTCAGGTCGATAGCGACTCCGGCGGCGTGCTCACTCCACACGTCGGTGTAGCCGCGCACGGGACGATACGACCAGCCCCAGGACCAGTCCTTGCGGATGGGTTCGACTTCGGCGTGGAATCGCTGGCAGAGGGCGTCGAGGATGGTGGCGACGTCTCCGGCGAGGACTTGCCCGGTGATCCACTTGAAGGGGGTCAGGTTGGCGGTGGTGGACTGGACAGGCCAGCCTCGGCGGGTAGTAGCGGTGGTCATGAGTCAGTGCTCCTTGTCTCCGCCGAGGCGGCGGGCGATTGATCTGGCGTGGTCGGCTAGCTCTTGCTGGATGCGCCAGGACAGCGGGGGTGTGGGCGGGTCCGCGCCGCGTTCGATCCACCCGGCGATTGCCCGGTAGTCGTCCAGCAGGTCGTCCTTGTCTCGCAGCCGTCCGGTGAGGAGCGCGTTCTCGTCGACCAGACGACGGTTCTCCTTGCGCAGTTCATCCAGCTCGCCGCGCATGCTGGCCACGTCGGCCTTGAGCCCGTCGATGGTGGCGCGCATGGTGGCCAGCAGTGCGTCCAGCTCGGCGGTGCGCGTGTCGGTGCGGGCTTTGTCTCGGATGCCGCGCCACCCGAAGACCGCGACAACGATTGATCCGGCGACGGTGGCGATGATCCCCCAGTCCATGCGGTCACCTCCGGGTGATGGTCGGCAGTGATCCTGTCCTGATCAGGTGTCCGTCTTCGGCGGCGCGTCTCTCGCGGGAGACCTGCCAGGAGATGAGGGCGGCGGGAAGTAGATAGGACCATGCGCTGATTGCCCCGGTGGGCGCGGTGCCGTCGACCCATGCGCCGATGAAGAGGGCGGATACGAGGCCGGGTGTGATGATTCCGGCGGCTATAGCGGTCCGTTCTGCCCAGTGGCGGCGGGAGAGGATGCCTCCGGTGAGGGTGAGGGTGCCTCCGATGATCCACCACCAGGCGATGTGTGTGGCGGTGAGGTCGCTGATGGGGATGATGGGGGCGCGGTTGACCCATTCGACTGCTGCTTCCCGGCTGGTGGAAGGCATGCGGAGCCATGAGATGCCCAGGCCGGTGAGGTAGATGCCGATGATGGTGAGCAGTCCGCCGGTGGGGCCGTCGATGGTGCGGATGAGCCTGTCGGGCATGGTGGCCTCCTGGGGTCATGGGTGCGGCCCCACACCTAGTGGTGCGGGGCCGCTTGTGTGGGGTGTGGGTGGGGTTAGGCCACAGTCCACAGGGAGGGGGCCACGTCTGGCGCCCAGTGGTCGGCGGTGGTGTGCGCCTGGAGGCACCGATAGATGGTGCCGTTGTAGGTGCGGAAGTCGCCTGGCTTCACCTGCTCCCCGGCCTTGAACTCGGGCGCGTCCGGCACCGGCTCCGGGTCCGGGGCGTCCTCGGTCACGTCCACCCACAGCCTGTCATCTACGCCGATGCCGCCGGGTTCCCACACGTTCGCGGGGTGCTCGGACTCCCACACCTTTCCTCCGTGGGCGACAACGGCTCCACGCGGGTAGGCGTCATGCCCGCCGGTCAGCTGGAACCAGGCGCGGTGCTCGCCCTCGGCCAGTGGTGGGAGTGCGGCCTCCACGGCGTCCCGGTACTGGCGGGCGGTCTGCTCGGCGCGGGCCTCGGCGGTGGCGAGGACGTACCGGCGTTCCTGCTCGGTGAGGACGGCGACGCGGAGCGCGTCGAGGTCGTCGTCCGTCCAGGTCTCGGTGTCGGTCAGGTCTGGCAGGGTGGCGGGCATGGTGGCCCTCCTCTCGTTGGTGCGGGTCAGGCGGGGGTGCCGGGGAGCGTGGTGGGCCAGGGCTGGGCGGCAGGCCACGCGGCGGTCATGGAGAGGGCATTGTTGGCGGGATGCTTGACGCGCACAGCGCCGTTCGTGCCGTCGATGAGCATGCGGCCCAGGCGTTCACCGTCCGCGGCGTCCGAACCGGTGAGGATTTGTGCCACCACTCGGTTCGCCGGTCGGAAGCCTGGGTCCAGGGTGAACGCCACCTGCGCTCCCATGCCCGTTGCGTCGACCTTCCCCAGCCGCCACACGCCATACATCGACGGGGCGTGAGGTTCCATGTAGACCATCCGCGCCACGCGGCGGAGTCGCACGCTGGCGGCGCTGTACCAGGGGGCGATAGTAAGCGAAACCACCCGCCATCCGGTGTCCCCGTCCGAGACTTCCCACACGTTCCCGAGTCGCTTGCGCCACACCCACGCGCCGACGTTCCCGCCGTCCGTGGATCGGTACTCCGCGCCGACCGGCTCACTGCCCGTGATGGTCCCCGCCGTCGTGGACGGCTGGTCCGGGCGGCCCGGACCCACGATCAGGTAGGCCGAGCCCTGCGGGTCCGCCCATGCCTCCCCGGTAGAGGTCTTCGTGAGCACCTGACCCGTGGACCCGCCCGAGGGCAGACCAGTGGGCGAGTTCTGCCACGCAGACCCGGTAGAGGTCTTCGTGAGCACCTGACCGGTCGTTCCACCAGTAGGGAGCGGGTCCAGGTTCGCCACCTTGGAGTCCGTGTACGACTTCGCGTCCGCCAGGGACTTCTGGTCCCCGGCAGTCACAGACGCCGACGACGCCAACGGGGCCACCTTCGAGTCCGTGTACGCCTTCGCGTCCGCGAGAGCTTCATCGGTCGCCTGCCCGGATGCCCCCACGAGCTCGAGCGCCCAGGAGGACAGGGACCGGGAATCGATGGACACACGGACCCTGCGGGTCGTGGACTCGGTCTGGAACTCGTCCACTGTGCCGTGCGCCCCAGAGACCAGGGTCACTGGCTCCCCGTTGCGGTAAGCCTGCACGGGGGCTTCCGTCTCGGCGTCCACGACAGTCGCGCGACGGCCGGCCAAGGGGCGGCCGGTGGCGACGTCCACGAAGACGCGCTCAGCGTAGGTATGCATCAGGACCTCCTAGGGGAGCAGAAAGAAAACACCGGACAGGGACACCCACGAGAATGTGGTCATGGGGGATTCCAGCCGGATCTGGCCAGCGCCGGTGACGCGCAGGTCAGCGGGCCCCTGAGCCGTGGACGCCACGAGCAGGCGTGTGAAGCGCGGCCGCAGCGCGGGCGGGAGAACACCGATCGGCTCATCCCTGCCGCCGTAGCCTCCATTGACTGCGCCGTCGAGCTCCACCCGGTCACCGACCAGCCGGCACCGCGGCTCCCCGAACGAGGTGTAGGGCTTCCACGACCCCGATAACGTGATCGGCTGAGCCACGGCCAGGTCCTTGCTGCCGCCGCGGGCCGGACCGATCACCGTGTCCTGTGTACCCTGCTGCATCACCAGCACTCTGGCGCCGACCCACAAGTCTCCGACCGGGGTCAAGGACAAGGGGACCGCCTCAGACGGGGAGTCGTCCGCGGCGAACCGGATCCGCAACGGGTACAGGTTCGTGACCTCCGCCCACCGCCAGGAATCAGCCGGCGGGGCAGGGACATGCGCCAGCCACGGCACCATCCCCGCCAACGGATTCGACGTCGTGTCGCTCACTCGACCACCCTCCGCAGCTTCGTTGTGGACAATGCACCCGCCTCCTGCGAGTACGTGAAGCCCTCCACCACCGCCAGCGCGGACAGGTCACGGCCACCCCATTCGAGGCGGACGACGTCGTTCAATGCCAGCGGGAGGGTCGGATGCTGGACCTCGAAGGTCTCGGACACCTGCTGCTTCTGGCGAAGGCGCCGCTCGGCGCGGGCGTCGAGCTCGGCCTGGGTCGCCGAGGCGGGAGCGTTCTCCTCGAGGGCGGAGACGACACGGCCGGTAGCGGCCCACGCGAAGCGAGAAGTTCGGTCCAGGAAGGTGCCGCGCATCGGCAGAACGTCAGGGTCGTCCGACTCCGTGACGACCGTCATCTGATTCGGGACGTCGTAGAAGTCGGCCTCGTGGACAAGTTCAGGCAGGAAAGGCATCCCGTCCCCGGCGTCAGTGAACACGGCGGTGATCCCGCGGTACTGCGGGGGTCGGTGCGGGTCGCCACGGATGACACCCATGGGGTCCGCAGTCGCGGAGAAGCACTGAGCGACATCGAGCATGTCGTTGACCATGCGCAGGTAGGAGGTGGCGGGCGGCCAAGACATGTTCGTGCCGAACAGGGCCTCGTTGTCCTCGAAGGAGTGGGCGATGTTCTGCCGGTCCAGCAGGTAGCGCAGCCGGTCGATGACGTTCGTGCCCTTGTAGCCCATCCACTGGACCGCGGTGGATGCCTGCTCCTGCAGCCGGGACATCATGTCGAACAGCTGCAGGGTCGGCGCCTGCCTGGTCGCGGCGGTGTACTCCGTGCGTGGGGCCTTCACGATGAACGTTCCGACCGGCCACTCCATCGACCGGCCGGCACCGGAGACCGTCGCGTAGGCGCGGATCCGGTGTCTGGTCCAGTCGATGTCCTCGTCACCGGCATACCGGCAGGACCCGCCCGAGCGGATCGTGGACCACAAGTTGAACTCCGCCGTGAACTCCGAGACGCCGCGCAAGGGCCGGAGCACCCTGTTGCGGGTGTCCAGCAGCTCGAAACGGAAACCATCCGTGCGATGGTCTGCAAGCAGGGGCTGTGAGCGCGGACCCCACGCCGGGGCGTCGGCCAAGTGAACCTGGTTCACCATTTGGTGCTCACCACCTCACCGAGCTCTGTGAGCTCGTCGAAATCGATCTCCGTCACCGTGAACGAAGCCTCCTCGAGGATCCGCTCCTCACTGCCGGAGACCTCCGAGATGTCCGCGAACCAGCGGCGCCCCTTCGCGTCCCGGTAGAGGATCGGCAGGTCCGCCTCGGCTAGGAAGTCCTCGAGCTCCTCGTATGTGCACCCGCCGTCCGGGTTCGGCGCCAACTGCACCGACACCCCCACATCCCGGGTCTGATGCTCCGAGCGGATCGACGTCGGCCGGCGCCGCCCGGCGAAATGGTGCAGCTTGCCCTGGCGGGTCCACCGCGGGGAGGTCTTCGCGTTGTCCCGCATCCGCACCACCTGTGACCAGCCCGGGCCCGCGTTGAGGTAGACCCAGGCCTGCGGGTCCGGTTCCAGCACCAGAGTGTCGGACTCGACCTCGGAGGGTGTGGCTGACACTGTGACCACCCGGTAGGAAGTCGGGCGGGAGGTGTGCGGGATCGGGTCCACATACCCGGTCTCCAACGGCAGGCCGGTGGCGACCGTGTGCCACGGGCCGCCGTCGATCGACCGCTGCAGCGTGCACTCCACCGCCTCGACCTCCCCATCCGTGGGGTCGCGGTGGCTGATCGACACGGCCACCGCCCCGGTGTCCACCATCCGCTCCGCGGACAGGCGGGCAGCAGGCGGGGGCGCGTAGGTGACGTCGATCCGCTGGGTGACCTCTTCGGACCACAGGCCAGCAGCATCCTGCGCAGACACCGCCACGACGTAGGACATGCCGTCCTGCAGCCGGTAGTCCGGGGTGACCACACGCGAAAGCCAGGGCCGCCGCATGGACCACAGCTCGTTGCCGTCCGAGTCCAGCAGCCGCACCCGGAAGGCCACCTGTGCGGAGCCCTCCGGGTCGAAGAAGGACCAGACGATCCTCACCGAGGACGACGGCCACGCCGGCTCGACCGGGCTGGTCAGCGTCACCGAGGGCCGCTCCGAGACCGTGGTGGTCTTCAACGAGGACCACGGGGACGGGTCCGTGTGCTGACCCCAAGTGCGGACCTGCCACTCCATCGGCTCCTGGGTGCCCCAGGTGCCGGCATCCAGCGTATGCCAGGCCGTGGTGGAAGGGCGCCGACCGGTCGAGGTCCACGCACTGGTGCCCTTGACCCGCCACCGCACCTCGTAGGCCGACTGGTCGGTCGTATCGATCGGGTTGTGCTGCCAGGACAGGCGTACCGGGTCCGACGCCTCGACCGCAGTCGGGGCCAGCAGCGTCGGCGAGGACGGCGCAGTCAGAAGCTGCACTTCGTTCGAGTGCGCCCACGCAGACGTCAGCGTCCCCCACATGCCCGGGGTCCGTGCCCGGACAGCATAGGTCAGCGGCTCCGTCGGGTCAGGAGACGAGACCGTGTACGAGGTGTCCGTGGTCGTCCACCCCGGGTACGTGTAGCCCGAGGACCGCGGAGAGTAGGCGATTTCGTAGCTTGTGGCCGGTCCAGCCGGTGCCGTCCAAGTCAGCCGCACATCCGAACCCGAACGCTGTGCCCGCACACCCTTCGGTGCCAGCGGGGACGTATGCACCAGCTCCGATGGCGGGGAGATGGCCGAACTGCCACCAGTATTCCGGGAGTACACCCGCCACTGGTAGGTCTTGCCGGGCACCGTAGACGTGTCCGTCCACGACGACACCCGCCCCAGGGTCGCCACCGTCACGAAGGACGCCGACCCGGACTCCCGCCGCTGCACGATGATGTTCGTCACCGGAGCCGACGCGGTGTGCGCCGGCAACTTCCACGACACGCCATGCCGGTAATCCGTGGACCGTGAGACGACCACATTCGATGGTGCGGCCGGCGCCGACACTGGCCGGCGTCCCGTGGTGATCGCCCCGGACGCCCGCATCGTCTTGTTCCCGACCGCGACCAGCCCGCTCACCGCAGCCGATAGCGACGAGGCCGTCGTGCTCGAGAAGGACGGGGAGACCGTGCGGGTCACGGTGCGCAGCAGCTGCCTGTTCTGCTTCGACCAGGCCGTTGTCGAGCCAACATTCGCGGTCACGGCTGCCGACCCAGAACCGAAGGACCCCGACCAGGAGACAGTCACCGAGTCGTTACTCACCCGGTACTGTGTCCACAGCCAGATCCGTGCGGTCACCGTCACCGACGACGTCGATGCGGACACCGTGGACGGGGACTGGACCATCTCCACACCGATGCGTGCAGCGTAGGTGCCGGTCACGATCGGGCCCCAGGTGGGCTCAGCCATGGTGTCCTCCTCGAATCAGATGGGGAGGCCGCAGGGGGTCACACCGTGGCGGTGCGACCCCCGTGCGGCTTGGTGTCAGGTGCCGGAGTACTGGCGTACCGGCTGGCTCAGGTCGGCCACGTGACCGGCGATGCGTTCGTCCGTCTTCCTCGCCAGGTAGGCGGGGAACGCCTCCCCGTCCTCCACCACCAGCACCAGCGACTCCGGGAGCCCCTGACCCGCCGCGCCCGCGAGCGTGGCGGCCTGGCTGTGGTTGAGGATGTACTCGTCTCGGCCGGTGCTGTTGAGCACGAGGGACAGGCCGGGCGGGAGGTTGCCGCCGGAGTCCCGCAGAAGCGCCTTCGGCTCCTCTGCCTTGGCCAGGGCTTCGGCACGGGCCGCCTGGGCGTCGTCGTGCTGCTTCGTCCAGGGCATGATCTTGCGGATGATGTTCGCCACCATGTCCGCGAGCAGCTGGCCGATCGTGCCGGCCACTGAGCGGCGGACCAGCCCGACCAGCGGGTCGAGGATCGCGGATGTCGCTTTGACGAGCTGCCCCTTGACCCAGTTCACACCGTCCTTGGCGCGATCTGCGGTCCACTGGGCACCGGCCTTGACACCGTTCCAGGCCCCACCGATCGTGTCCCCCACGCCCGAGAGCATGGAGCGCGTCTGCGTCGCGGTGTAGACACGGCCCGGGTTGCTGAAGTTCACCAGCTCCGGGCCTTGCTCGCCCACGATCGCCCAGCCGGGAGAGGCGAGGCCTCCGGTGGCGTAGCCGGGGATGCGTGGAGCCCGCGGGAGCATGGTGCTCGAGCCCACCGCGGTGGCGACGTTGTCGAACGCCTTCTTGATGCCGGAGTTCCAGACGTTGTCGATGACCCAGTTGATAGGCTTGGCGAAGAAGCCCTTGACCTTCTCCCATGCCTTCTTGATCGCCTCGGCGCCCTTGCGGATCCCCTCGGGGAGGGTGTCCCGCACGAACTTCTGGAACTTCTCGAGGATCGGCTTGATACCGGAC